TGGGTTGGATAGATTTCTGGGATTATTTTAAATGATTTATGTTTTAGTTTTCTTGCATTTTATTAATACAGACAATCTAAAGTATTATCAGATCGGCACATATTCGGATAAAGAGCAATGCCTAAAGCAAGCAGAAAAGGCAAAGATAATGGTAACGCACAACAGCATGAAGGTGGCTTGCCTAGAAGTGAACAGCCAACAATAGTAGAGCATGGTAAAAAATGGGCGGCATACGATAAGTTTGGCAAATTAATTATATTAGGTTATAATCGCCGCATAGTTGAGGAATACGCTAATGACCAAAGAATCTTTCGATCTTAATAACAACGGAAAGATAGACCCAGACGAGCGTGAATTGATGCTTGAATTTAAACGCCGTGAGCTTGAGGACCAGGACAGTAAAAGAGACAATCAGTTACGCATGACATGGGTAGTATTGTTAATCATGTGCATCACTACCATTGCAGTTATCGTACAGCCAGAGCGCATGGCATCTGCTGATGCTGTACTAATGATGATGTACGGATCTTTGTCAGCGGTTGTTGGTGCGTTCTTTGGGTTCAACGCATTGGGGGGTAAAAAGTGATACAGTTTCTAACACCAATAGCAAACCTTGCAGGTAGTTATTTACAAGGTAAAGCTGACAAAGCCAACGCAAACGCAAAGTTAAAACTTGTTGAGGCTGAAAGCAAAGCCGCCATTCTTATGTCAAAAGAAACATCAACTGCTGACTGGGAAAGGATTATGGCAGAAAGTACAAAAAACTCTTGGAAAGATGAGTTTATAACTATTGTTGTAATGATCCCAGTTATTCTTTGTTTCATCCCAGGGCTAGAAGATGTTGTTAAGAACGGCTTTGATCGTTTGGCTGAGTTACCAGAGTGGTACACTTGGTTAGTTTTTGCTGTATGCAGCGCCGCTATAGGAATAAGAGGTGGCAAACAATTTATGGGTAAAAAATAATGAGTGACGCATTAAAAATATTACAAGCTAAGTGTGGCGTAAAAGACGATGGATCGTTTGGCCCTAACACAGCTAGAGCTATAGCAAAGCATTATGAGCTATCTGACAAGCGTGGGGCGCATCTCCTGGGCCAAGCGCACCATGAGAGCGGTGGTTTTAAGCGCACGAAAGAGGGCTTATACTACAGTACTCCAGAAAGATTAATGGCTGTGTGGCCTAGTCGGTTTAAATCTGTAGAGGACGCAATGCCTTACGCAAAAAACCCAGAGGCATTAGCTAACAATGTTTATTCTGATCGCATGGGTAATGGTGACGAAGCTTCTGGAGATGGCTTTGCATTTGCTGGCAAGGGTTTTATACAGCTAACAGGGCGCTCTAACTATAGATCATTTAGCAGTGATATGCGTTTACCTGATGTAATGAAGCACCCAGCTTTTGTTGAAACTGAATATGCTTTTGAGTCGGCTCTGTGGTTCTTTAGGTCTAACAACCTGTTCACTATATGTGACAAGGGCGTTGACGATGATACAATCAAGGCCGTAACCAAGCGTGTTAATGGTGGTACGCATGGTTTGAAAGATCGTATAGAACAAACTAAAAAGATTTACGAGTGGCTTAGTTAAAGCTACATTATGAGTTAATAGATAAGGAGATAGTTATGCCACACGGAAAAAAGCACGGCCTCTATGAGAATATCCGGTTAAAGAAACAGAGAATAGCAGGGGGTTCTGATGAAAAGATGAGAAGCCCAGGTGAAGCTGGTGCGCCTTCTGCAAAGAACTTTAAGGATGCAGCTAAGACTGCAAAGAAAAAACCTAAGTCCATGATGAGCAGGTAGGTATGTCTAGGCCACCAGAAAAATCAGGTAGCAGCGGTAGACGCGCAGCGTTCTTACAGCGCATGGGTAAAATGCCTGGGCCAACTAAAGATAAGAAGGGTAGAGATACGCCGTTGTTAAAAGCTCTTAAAGATTGGGGTGCATCTTCTAAGCAAGAAGCCGTGCGTAAAGGTAAACGTATATCGATGATAAATAAAAGGAGAGCGTAATGTCTGAAAGATTAGAAAAGAGCCTAATGAACCAGGCTAGAAAAAAAGGTTTAAAGGGTAAAGAAAAAAACAAATATGTGTACGGAACTTTAACAAAAGTTGCAGGGCCAAAAGGTAGTAAACAAGCGGCGAGGACAGGAAATGTACGGCAAGCGTAAAGGCAAAAAGAAATCAATTATGAATGGTGGTTACGGTAAGTAATTACCAGGGGCGTAGTTTAGGTTTAACTATGTGTGAAGGTATGTGTGATACTTCACAGAAACCAGCTTCGCCATTAATCTGGTCATATATTGTGTTAGTGTCTAGCAATACGTTCCAGCAATCATCTTCGCTGGCAAACAATATCTTTGCTTCTAATGGTTGACCACTCATTACATATACTATTGTAAGCATAGTAAAAAATTCCATTGTTTACCTCATTGTTTTTGTTATTCTGTAGTTCGGGGGTGGCTCAAACCGTCTGTGTTTGAGATAATAGTTCTTTTGCTCTCCACCCCCACGAAGCTAGTTCCAAGGAGAACTTGGCAAGCTTACATCGGTACGATAGTTTTTGCTTTTGCATATCCTGGAAGGATTAACCATTGTTTTCCCATTGCCTTTAATCTTTTCAAAAGCAATTCCATAATCGTATGCCATCTTTCGTAAACTATCTTTTCGTATGCCAAGGCAATTACTTGCCTCAACTATTGTCATATGGCTGTATTCTTGGAGCAATTTTTTAAGCTCCTCATGGTGCCGAACTCTTAATTGTTGATATTTTGTCATGTTCTCCAGGGCGGGTTTTGTTGCGGTTGCTGCCAAGCTTGTGTTTGCTGTGGCTGTTGTTGTGGTTGTGCTTGCTGCTGCGGTTGCTGCGGCATATCACGATCATTAGGAAACAAGTTCCAGGATCCAATCTTAGGCCAATCTCTTGCCTCTTGTCCTTTCCTGGCTTTGATCTGTATGTTTACTTTTAATCTGTGTTGAACCATTAGCTGATGAATTTGATTAATGGCGGCAAGTGCTGCCGGGTTATCTTTCATTTCCATAGGCTCATTAATCCATCCAGACGCAGCCATATCGACTGTTTGTCCGTTGTCCATGTATCCCTGGATCTGTAATTTACTGTTACCAAGTTGTGGTTTATTGCTCATAGCATTGCCTTTCTTTTGTTAAACTCATGTTCTATTTTTGCGTAGAGATCTGGACGTTCTTCGTTTAGCCTGTCCAGGCCGCTGCTAAAATATTCTTCCCATTGTCCCAGCTCTTCAAGCTTTTGTATAGATTGAATTTCTTGGATACGATCATTAGTAAACTGTTCGCTTCCATTGTCCTGGGCAGGTGGTGGTGCTGTCGCTGGTGGCGGGGTTGGCGCCATTTGCGGTTGCTCCTGGTGATCTGCCTGGGGAACACCTTCACCTGCATAAATGTATAAACCCAGGCCATGCAAAGCGATTGCTTTTACCCAGCAGCGCATACGTGCATCACTAATATCCCTGGCATTTGGGTTTTGAATTGCTTTGTTTTGATTGTTCATAACAGGCAACCACATCATATGCGTAAGCCCTTCGATCGTTACACTAACGCGCACTTCAACTGTATTATCTGGATACACAACGTCCTCATGCACTTTAAAGGTTGCATCAGGGTATCTTTCTTTGACCTCTTGCCAGGCCCATGACCAGGACAAGTATGAAAACCTGCCCTTCTTTTCTATCTTATCGCCAACATCTATCTTGACGAGATCTTTCCATACATTTTTCATTTAATTACTCCCGCTAATTTTTTTGCCTGGCGCAATACGTCCGGGTGTACGTCACGCCATACAAAGCTATCTGCAAAATGAGGGTCGCAAAGTTTAAGCAGTTGCTCAACATTTTCTGTAACCATCATTAGTTTTTCCCGGCGCACACATGCAGCTATTACATCACTAAGTGCATACTCAAGCTGTTCGATCGTTGCTTCGAACACTCGATAGCCCAGGCGATTGGCGTAAACTATGCGTGGGATCTTTCCCGTGATATGCCAATACCCAGCGATCTGCATTAGGTGCGGATTTTTAATATCTTTTGGTAGAGAGTTTGACCTGGGGCTGTCTGTATCTACTCCAGTGTCCCATTGTGTTTTGAGCTCAACAGCTCCGCCCTGGTAATCGCCGTATCCCAGGTAATCTAGCTGACAACCAGGTAACTTACCGCGCAGCTCAGTCTGTCCAATTATTTCATTGGCACCCTGCATTGCTTCTTTGAGCCCGGCGTGTGCGTTTTCGCAAACAATTTCAAACTCGCCTCGACCTATCGTTTCATTCTTTTTTAATACTTTACCATCAGATCCAAAGCGCGGTTTTTGTCGGCCTTCAATTTGTGCTTTTGTTTTTTCCTGGTCTAACCAGGATCCTGTTTGCAAAGAAAGCAGCAAGTTTAAAACTTCTCTATATGCTTCATTTGGCATGGCGCCGTGTATCAAAACCTGGTCGCAATAGTATTCAACTGCGCGCCCGGAAGCCATGTTAATATTATCAGTGAACTGGGTTTTACCCAGGTAATCGATGTAGTATCCATGTTGCTCAAGAAAGGCTTCAGCCTCTTCTTTGACACCATCTGTCTCGCCATTTATTATTTTCAGTGCCTTTGATCGAGCAGGTCGAATGATCCCTTTTTGAAAAAAAGTGTAATAATCTGGGGTACTTGGCTGAGAATGATGGTAGTATCCCTTTTTGAATGCCCAGTTTTTAGTATCGCCTATTGCCATTATTAAATCTTTCATTTGACAGTTTATGTCTATCAGTATTAAATGCGTCTAAACATTGCAAGGAGTTTTTTTAATGACACTAGAAGAATGGCGCAAGTCAAAGAATTTTACTTACGCTGACTTGGCTACGAAACTGGGTGCTTCGCATGCTACTGTTGTGCGGCGCTGGTGCTTGCCGGGCGATCATAAAGATCGAATGATCCCGGCGCCTAAGTTTATGTTGATTATTCAAGAGAGCACGTTAGGCCAGGTAACACCAAATGATTTTTATAGGTAAAGGTGATGAGCGGTAAAAAAAGTAGAGACAAGGGAGCAGCCTACGAAAGAGAGGTTGTGAACTGGCATTTAGATCGCGGCGTTGCCGCAGAGCGGGTTCCCTTATCGGGAGCGATGAAAGGAAACTATGCGAGTGACATAAAGCTTGGGCCTACTTTGGCTCTTACGGCTGAGTGTAAACGCAGAGCTAGAGCGTACCAGGATCTTTATGATGCGCTTGACCAGGACAACAGCGATATGTTGTTTGTTCGAAGAGATAGGGAGCGCACCCTGGTAGTTCTTCCGTTAGAAACTTACGAGGCTTTCCTCGAATGGATAGGATGGATAAAGGAGTAAACTATGCCATATACAGAACAAAAGATCGGATACCAAAACACCGACACAAGTAAGGCGGCTGCTCGCAGCAATTACCCAGGCAAACTTACAGCTAAGGATCGCGTTTTGCAGCTATTGCAGAAGGTTCCTAACAAGCTGACAACTGAGGAAATCAGTGACGTATTACAAATACCATACGGCACTGTGCAGCCACGCTTGTCTGAGTTACAGAACGAAAACAAAGTCATTGACTCAGGGCTTCGTGGTAAAACAAAATGGGGTAAGTCTTGCATCAGGTGGACTTCAGCATGATTTATAAAATAGAAAAGAATGTACCTATTCCGAAAGGAAATATTTCTAAACTTGCGGTTGAAATGCAAGTTAACGATAGTGTGTTTTTTGATGATCACGACAAGAAAGGGCGGTCAAGAGGAGATGCACTGATGGCCCAACTAAGAAAGCTTTCAAGGCAAGGAACAACTAGGAGCGTTGAAGGTGGCTATCGTGTTTGGAGGGTAAAATGAAATACGGTGGCTTAGAAATTAGAGGCAATGAAGCAAACTTTGTGTTTTACGGTGCTGACGGTCAAAGGTTTCTTGAGCCAGCGCAAAAGTGCCAGGAGTGTGATGCTACTGGCGAGGTAGAAGGTGAGAAGGCTGTCGTTGATTATGTCAACGGCGGCTACCTGGTAGAAGTAGTTGATACCTGCGAAAAATGCGAAGGTATGGGCTACGTTATACAAGAGGGTTGACGGATGAGAAAAAAGCTGTACGCTAACGCGAGCCCGCCAGGGCGAGATCTAGCTAATAAAGAGCTCCTTAATGAGCTCCTTAAGGAGCCGTATACTAACTCTATAGATAACTCTTTAAGAGCTACAAAGAGCAAAGCAACAAAGAGCTTAGAGCAGCAGCGTGTTTTAGAAATAACATTGCGGCGCATGTCGCCAGCTTACAAAAAGGCGAAAGCGCAGAGCATTGCGGATCCCCTGGCACATCGAATGAAGAAAGTAACAGCGTTGTTAAGGCGAAAATTAAGCACTGATAACTTTTTACAGACCTTGAAACACCTGGACGGATTATCACCGCTCGATCAGGTGGCCTTCTGTGATCGCATTGAGAAGCTTTATAGGGAGTAACTCATAAAAAGCAAAAGGGCCCACTCAGGGGCCCTCTCTGTCGCTCTCAGGGGTATTTATTGTGCTACAAGTACCCAGAGCAATCCGATGTATAGCGTACCGAAGATGCAAAGTGCTCCGATTATGTCACCCCAGGTAATGCTTTTGATAGTCTCGATAAATTCTTGCCAGCTCATAATTATTTGCCTTTCTCTAAGATCTTATATGCTATGCTTGCAAGCTGCATAGTGTCCATGTTTCGCATCTTTGCTTTGTTCTTGTCGTTTACCTGGTCGTAGATCTGAGTAACCGCAGACGCTGTAAACATATCAACCAGGACGCCATCGATCTCTGTTGCCTGGTGGTTCTCAACAATGCTTCTCATTGCTTCAATGTTTTCCATAGTTATCCTCCTAATCCTATGATCTTGTCATTGTCATTGATGGGCTCGATCTCGATAAAGAACTCCTCGAAAGTATCGCCCTTGAACTCCGCTTTGGCAGCTAGTGCTGCCTCATGCGTAGTGTACTCGCCCATAACTTTATTGCCGTACATGGCTATTTTTTTAACTATATATTTCATATCTTTCCTTTACTATATTTGACAGATGCTGTCAATACTTAAGCATTCATCATTGCTGTTATGTCTATGACCTCTGGTGCATCTGGTTCTCTTTCGTAATGCCAGGGCGCATCATTATAGCCTGGCATCTGTCGTATCATGTGACCGATAAAGTCTTGTATGTGCCACTCTCCGATGTATTTGCTGTAATGCTTGGCTTCAAACCAGTTGTTATGTTCGCAAGCCTGGTATCTAAAGCATTGGGCAATCTTGATAAGATCGATTGGCTTTAAGTCAGTGTCCGGCTTGGTGGCTTCCCTGGCACACTGCGCTCGATACGCAATCAAACTACAGCCACCACTCATTAGATCCCATTCGCCTGGATACCTGGCCTCCATGCTGTCAAAGTTAGCATTGGCAAGAGCAACCGCCATTTGCTTGGGGTCTCTTCTGTGGCCGTTGATCGTAACTCCGGCTCGGCTCATTGCGTTGGCTAGAACACCAATGTGTTCTGGGTTACATACATATGCACTCATAAATCAAACTCCACTACTTCTTTATTTTCAAAATTAGTTTCAATATTCTCGATTGCCTCATCTTCTGTGTTAGCTTTGACCTTCCACATTTCAGTGTGTCCGGTCTTACAATCCATGACTCTCAAGTAATAGTCGTTCATTATTGATTTTCCTTTCTATCGAACAATGGCAAGCCAAAGGTCTGAGCCTCGGCAAGGTGAAATGCCTGGCTAGGAGTAGGAACACCTAAGTCCCAAACGATCTCGATCCACTTTCTCCTATCCCTATATTCAGTGATGTTTTTAATACCACCCTGGTCTAATACATTGTCACCGAAAACTGTTTGAACGTGAGTCCTGGTAAGGACCATGTAAACCTTGTTAGGGTTGGCAATCTCTTGAACAAACTTTTGGACTGTCACGTTTTTAACGTGCTTAGATTGTAACTGGCTATACTGAACGCCTAACCTGTCTAACATTTTGACCATCTGTTCAGTTTGCAAGCCGCCTTTCCATCTACCGCTGTATTCGTGCCTTTCTTTAAGAAGGTTTCGGTATAAGGTGAAAGTCTCAGTCAAACTTTTTCCAGCAGCTATCGCAGTAGCAAGAACACCGCAGTGGGGACCTCGAAAGCTATCCTGGGGTAATGCGAACTCCATAACGGAACTCCTTTCTTTGTTGAAAATCGTGGGAGCAACGCTCAACCACATTTAGACATCTAATGCATGTGACAGATACTGTCAACCCCTAGAAGCAACTTTTTTTTAATTACAAGATTTATTGCGTAAAAAAGTACATTGAGCTATATGTTGTATACGGACCTCAATCCGTGAATGTTGTTATAGCATTCGCCTAAACTCAACTGCCCCTGCCCGGTTAGGGCTCGCACTGCAAAGGTAGGGGCTTTTTTAAAGGAAGCACTATGGCAAGCCGCACCATTACCATAGAAGTTATGAAAAAGATCTGCGATCGCCTGGCTGAAGGCGAAACGCTAATGGACATTACTAAGAATAGAAATATGCCAAGTTATCGAACCATTACTAGAGCTGTCCAGGCAGATGATATTATCTGGGAAATGTATCGCAAAGCCAGAATACTCCAGGCAGAATACTACGCAGACCGACTAAATGGATTAGCTATGGAAGAGCTGCCAGAAGTAGCAGACCCTCGAATGCTCAACGCAGAAGTGCAACGGCGCCGACTAGAGATCGATACGCTCAAATGGACAGCAGCCAGGAACCAGCCGTTCGGTATCCGCGATAAGAAAGAAGATCAACCGCAAGCGCAGACGTTTACAATATCCTGGGCTGGAGGCGACACAGCAGTTAGCGGGGACGAAGAGGATGTGCTGCACTAGGGGAAAGTACGACCGAACAAAGGCTCTGTGTGACCTATCTACGCGCGCGAGCCCAGTGATATGCAGAAATTGCATGGCACAAATTAAGCAAACATCTATGCGTTTATTGCATACCGAGTTAAGTCATTGTTTTTGCTGCACATTAGATTCCGATAATATATATTATGTTAACTATCGCATCGTTTTTGCCGGATGCCGACCCCCCACCCCCCCAAAAACCGCGCGCCGATCCTTACCATGTAATATACCTGCTAAGATGTGCCCGTGACACTGCCTTTGAACCAGGCCCAGGTTGCTGCTATAAATCACATCTCGGAGCTACGGAGGGGCATCACGGATAGCGAAAGCGCTTCTGAGCAGTTAGAGTGCGCTGTATTGCTAATTGATGTATATGAGGCTATCCTAGAGGCTAACGGCATATTGATCTATGAGGACCAAGAGAAGGTTATTGAGCATTGACGCATATTGAGATCCCTTATGACCCGAGGCCGTTGCAGATGAAGTTGCATAATGAGATGCAAGAGAAGCGGTGGGGAGTTGTTGTATGTCATCGAAGGTTTGGCAAGACTGTTTGGGCTATTAATCATATATTGCGGCATGCGTTGCTTTCTGGAAAGGCTAACCCCCGGTATGCTTATATGGCGCCCACCTATCGTCAGGCGAAGAATGTAGCCTGGGATTATATAAAACATTTTGCTGGTGGCATACCGAATGTGCGGTTTCACGAGACTGAATTGCGGTGTGATTTGCCTACTGGTGGTAGGATTAGTTTACTTGGTGCTGAGAACCCGGATAGTTTACGTGGTATATATTTGGATGGGTGTGTCATGGATGAGGTTGCTGACATGCCTGAGAATGTGTTTCCAGAGGTTTTACGCCCGGCACTTTCCGACCGTAAGGGTTTTTGTATTTTCGTTGGCACTCCGAAAGGAGCAAATGCTTTTTATGATTATTATGAACAGGCGGTTTCGGATGATGGGTGGCTTGCGGCTGTATATAAGGCCAGTGAGACTGATATTCTTGATAAAGAGGAATTGGAAGCGGCGCAGTCTATGATGACGCATGATCAGTACATGCAAGAATTTGAGTGTTCCTGGAATGCGAATGTTCCTGGATCTATATACGGACAGGAGCTCGAGGATGCTACGGGTGAGGGGCGTGTAACGAAAGTTCCTTATGACCCTACGGCGAAGGTAGACACCTGGTGGGATCTTGGGATTGGCGATAGTACGAGCGTAATTTTTACACAGACTATCGGAAGGGCCGTACATGTGATAGACTTCTATGAAAATAGGAACCAGGGTTTGCCACATTATTGTCAGATTTTAAATCAAAAGAATTATTTATACGGGACACACAACGCTCCGCATGATATAGAAGTTCGTGAATTGGGTAGTGGTAAGTCGCGCCGTGAGGTTGCCTGGGACTTAGGTTTGAATTTTCGTGTTGTTCCCAAGCTTCCTGTTGAGGATGGAATACATGCGGCGCAAATGCTGATACCTAAGATTTGGTTTGATCGTGAGAAGTCTAAACAGTTATTAGAATGTTTGCGGCAGTATCATAGATCGTACAATGACAAGACACGGACGTTTAGAGCAACGCCCGTACATGATTGGAGTAGTCACGCTGCTGATGCGTTTAGGTATTTGGCGGTTGGCATTAGAGAAACGGGGCCGACTATGAAGGCTCCACAAATGCAAGCGGTGATGGATTATGATCCGTTTGCGGCATAGGAGAAAGATATGGCCCCTTTAATTCCTGCATTGCTCGGCGCTGTCGCTGGTGGTGTTGCTACGAGTACAATAGGAGGTGCTGTTGCTGGCGCTGTTGCTGGTAATGTTCTTGGCAATAAAAAGAAAAAAGCGGCTACAACGGCAGCTCCTACTCCTCCACCTATTCCTGAGCCACCTGCTACACCTCCCCCACCACCAGCGCCGCCACCTCCACCACCTGAGCCTGAGCCTGTTGGTGTTGGAAAAGGAACTACTAGCGCGTCTGGTGGTAAAGAAGAGGCAGTTGATATTGTCCAGGAGACAACTGGGGTTTCTGAAAGTGAAGCTAAAAAGGTTGCTGATGACATTGATAAAGGTAGAATTGAAACCACGCCGCCAAAAGTTGAGGTGAGCGAAATTGAAAAAATGACTGAAGAATTAAAAAATACGGGTACTGTTTCTACAGAAAAAACAGATACTGCCATTAAAGATACAACAGCAAAAGAAACTTCTGGTAAATCTATAATTTCTTCTGCGGCTAAAGATACGAGATCAGTTTCCGGCCCTGCTGCTGAAAAGGAAACTCCAACTGCTTCTGCTGAAACTATTAAGAAAGTTCAGAGTTCGGCGGAGGCTGGTACAGCAAAAACAGCAATGCGAGGTCGCAGATCTCAGATTGCTACAACTGCTCAAGGGCTCTTAGCTCCAGCTAAAACACGCCGCCGCCGTTCTTTGATAGGCATGATTAGATGATGTATCGCCGCAATGTTGCTGGAGAAATGGGCGCTAAGTCATCACAACCTGCTAAACGCCGGGCTGATATGACTGTGGATCCTCTCGAGCGATTAAATCAAAAGATGGCTGGACGTATGAAAGGCGGCGCTGTAGAGGGCAAAAATAAAAAAAAGCGTTCATTAATGAATAGTATTGGAGTAATGTAATGGTACAAGTAAACCCGCTCGTTGCGCAGCTAGACCGTAGATATAAAACTCTACAAACCCAAAGATCTAACTGGGAAAAGCATTGGCAAGAACTTGCGGATTACATGTTGCCGCGCAAAGCTGATATTACAAAACAGCGAAGCCAGGGTGATAAAAGAACGGAATTAATATACGATGGAACGGCCATTCATGCGGTCGAGCTTTTATCTTCTTCGTTGCATGGCATGCTTACGTCACCTAGTACGCCCTGGTTTTCTATGCGTTACCGGGATCCCTCTTTGCAAAATGATGATGAGGCAAATGAGTGGTTAGAGCTATGTATAGATCAAATGTATAAAGCTTTTCACAGATCTAACTTTCAACAGGAAATTCACGAACTTTATTATGACCTGGTGGTTTTTGGAACATCTGCGCTGTATATCGAGGGTGATAACGATGGTTTGCGTTTTTCTACCAGGCACATTGCAGAAATAACAATTTCAGAAGATTTAAACGGTAGAGTCGATACTGTTTATCGTAAGTTTAAATTAAGCGCTAGGGCGGCAGCTCAAAGGTTTGGTGAAGAAAACTTACCAATAGCAATTAAAAAAACCTTAGAAAAGGAACCGCATAAAGAACATGAGCTTATTCATGCTGTTTTTCCAAGAGGAGAAGCAAAGGGAGCTTTTGCTAAAAATAAACCAGTAGCTTCAGTTTATTATCATTTAGACACAAAAGCTTTGATTTCTGAGGGCGGCTTTGATGATTTCCCATTTATGGTCCCGCGATTTGTAAAAGACAGTGTAAGCACATATGGGCGCTCACCAGCTATGAATGCTTTGCCAGATGTTAAAATGGTCAACAAAATGTCTGAGACAACAATACGTGCTGCTCAAAAACAGATTGACCCGCCGCTGATGGTGCCGGATGACGGTTTTGTTTTACCTGTTCGAACAACGCCAGGTGCTTTGAATTTTTATCGCACGGGAACAAGAGACAGACTAGAGCCTTTGCAGATCGGCGCAAATAACCCACTAGGTTTAAACATGGAAGAACAGCGGCGCAATGCAATTCGCCAGGCATTCTATGTAGATCAGTTGTTGATGGCTCAGGGCCCAGCCATGACAGCGACTGAAGTGTTGCAGCGTAATGAGGAGAAGATGCGATTGCTTGGGCCTGTCCTGGGCAGGTTGCAGTCTGAGTTATTGCAGCCTCTCATTTCCCGCTCTTTTGCGCTGCTGCTCAGGAATGGCCTCCTCCCGGCTGCTCCTGAGCAACTACAAGGTCAAGATATTGACATCGAGTATGTTTCTCCATTGGCAAAAGCACAAAGATTAACAGACTTACAGTCTATGCTTCGAGGCTTTGAGGTTATGTTGCAAGTTGCGGAAGTTGCTCCTGTCATGGATTACTTAGATCCAGACAAGCTTGTTCAGTACTTGGTTGAGGTAACTGGTATTCCGGCGCGCGTTATTCGCAGCAATGAAGAAGTTTTACAGTTAAGAGATGAGCAAGAGCAAGCGGCTCAACAACAGGCAGCAGCTCAACAGCAAGCGGCTTTGGCGCAACAGGCGCAACAGGTAGCTCCCCTGGTTAAAGCCGTTGGGGATACTAGCTAATGAAAAAGATAGAAGATCTAAAGTTAGCTTATAGAAGAACATTTAACACCAGTGATGGTGAAGAAGTATTACGTGATTTGAAATCCAGGCACGGGTTTGAAACCACAACATTTTCGGACAATCCTTATGAAACTGCATTTAATGAAGGCCAGCGCGCAACTGTGTTGCTGATTGTCCGTATGCTGGCTGAAGGGAAGGAACCAAGATGAGCGAAGAGGCAATCCAAGATACGGGATCTCAAGAGGCTGTAGTAGCAGAGGCGGCTCCAGCCAGCTTTCACGAAACACTATCAGAAGATCTGCGAGCAAATCCAGGCTTGCAGAAATTTACAGATATTAACGGATTAGCTAAAAGTTATGTTAATCTTGAGCATATGATGGGTAGGGACAGAATACCTGTACCTGGTCAAGCTGCAACATCTGATGAATGGCGGGAAGTATATACACGTTTGGGATCTCCTACGGATCCGAAAGAGTATTCTGTTCAAGTGGCAGATGGAATTTTGCAAGAGGGCGAGGCCGACAGTTTTAAAAATGCTTTGTATGAAGCTGGTTTAAACAACAGTCAGGCTCAGAAAATGTCGGATTTTATGTCTGGTATAGTTGAGGGAGCGCAAGAACGTTTTGATCAAAGTGCAGATGAAGCCAGGTATAATTCTGAACAAGAGCTGCGCCAAGAATATGGTCAAGCTTTCGATCAAAAACTAGAAATGGCTAAGATGGCTGCTACCAATTTACTCGGCGGTACTGATTTATTCGATGAAATCCAGTTGTCTGATGGTCGTATGCTGGGAGATGAGCCTCGCATTATAAGAATGTTTGCTGAGTTAGCAGCACAAATTGGCGAGGATAATATTGTGGGTGAAACAAACGAGTTAATTATGACACCAGACGAAGCAATGAACGAAGCTAAAAAGCTAATGTCAGAAGGGCCATATCAAGATAAAAACCATCCTCAACACGATCATTATGTGTCTGAGGTAAACAGATTATTTAACCTGGGAGGATAATAATAATTTAAAAGATAATACGGAATTGCAAAAAGTGTATAATTAGCATAGTATGCAATACTAAGTGGATAACCGTAGGGCCCACAAGTAAGCTTGTAGTCAAGCGGAGTAGCTGCCCTAAGCAATAGCACGGCCCCGAAAGGGACAACCAAGCGCAGTAAACCTTAAACTGAAACTGTTAGGAGGAGGACATAATGTCTACTCAAATTAATACAGCTTTTGTCAATCAGTTTAGCGCAAATGTTCAGATGTTGTCTCAACAGATGGGCTCTCTACTGCGTAATTCAGTAGACGTTGAAACTGTAAATGGCGAAAAAGCTTTCTTCGATCAAGTAGGATCGGCAGCAGCCGTTAAGCGTACAACGCGGCACGGTGACACTCCAATGGTTGAGACACCCCATGAAAGACGCATGTGTGTTTTAGCAGACTATGAATATGCAGATCTGATCGATGATCAGGACCGTGTACGTTTGCTTATCGACCCTACATCAACATACAGCCGTGCAGCAGCCGCTGCTATGGGCCGTGCAATGGATGATGAAATTATCGCAGCAGCTTTGGGTACATCCCAAACTGGTAAAGATGGTGGAACATCAACAGCGCTTCCAAGTGCTCAAAAAATTGTGCATGGTTCCGCTGGTTTAACAATCGCAAAACTAGTCTCTGCTAAAGAAATACTAGATGCGGCAAGTGTAGATGCTTCTATACCTCGCCACATTGTTGTATCTCCAAAGCAGGTAAGTGATCTGTTGAACAATACAACTGTGACTTCAAGCGACTTCAACACTGTGAAAGCGCTTGCACAAGGCGAGATTAACACCTTTGTAGGTTTTAATTTTATCGTTTCTAACCGTTTGACAGATGATGGCACTAGTCGCCAGGTTATTGCATTTGCATCAGACGGTATTAAGTTAGCGATTGGTAAAGAGCCAAGTGCTAGAATTGATGAACGTGCCGACAAGTCATATGCAACGCAAGTCTACTACTGTCAGTCTCTTGGCTGCACAAGGATGGAAGAGTCCAAGGTAGTAGAAATAGCATGTAACGAATAAGGAGATTTGACTTATGGCTACTGTTTATTCCACCCAAAGAACTAACAACAGGTCAACTCCTGTTGCTATGAACAAAGCCAATGAGCTGGGCGGTCGTATCCGTGTTGCTCATGGCGTGTACGAAGCAGCTTCTTTAGCATCTGGTGATGTTATTGAGATGTTTATTCTACCAGACGGCGCAAGATTGCTTGAAGGGTCACTAGCACATGATGCTATGGGTTCATCAACAACCTTGTCAGTTGGTTACGCAGCGCACACAAATGCGGCTGGCACAGCGGTTTCCGCTGCTCCTGCT